TACGCAACGTACGCCCCCCCTATAGGGGGGCGTACGCGTACCGAACCACGTATCTGCCATAGAAAATAGGAGGTCAACTTGAGCCTAAAAAAAGTCAGGGCGAAGAAGCCCAACAGGTCGATGAGCCGGGTCACGCAATACGCCAGCGCCTCGGCATATGACAAAACGCAAAGCGCGGTTCTGGAATACGACAAGGCCGCGACGGCGTATGAGGAGCGCTGGGGTCGCGATAGGCTGGCCGATCTTGCCAGCCCGGCGCTGCGGGAACGCTTTTATCAGCAGATATACAGAATGAACCAAGCAATCAGTGCGGTTGACCATCGCGATGTGGCCCATCAAGTTGGCGTGACGCTGCGCGGATACGCGGCGTTGGAAGCCGCGGCGCTTGAGGCGGGCCACAAGCCGCTGGAGGGCCGGTTTTGGGACGCTCCCATGCCGGATGGGCGGGTGCTGTGCATTGCGCCAGATCACCACGAGGCCGGGAAGGTGGCGCGGCAGCGAAAGGACGACAATGTGCTTGTGTATAGTGTCGAGGAGGTCGCTAACATTCTGGCGACAAATGAGGCCGCGAAGGCGGTTGATATAATAAAAAGCGCGTTCCCCGGCGCGACCGTCACGGGATCGCGGAAGGCGGAGGTATTCAACGATGACATCCCGTTCTGACTTGCCAGAAGGCAAGTGGCCATGGTCCATCGTGCCAAGCCGTGCGTTTGGCGACAAGCGGCTAAAAGACGCCGATAGGCGCGTTCTAGGGGCGATGTGCGCCTTCGTTAATCGCGCCGGTGTGTGTTGGCCCGCCATGGAGACCATGCGGTTGATAAGCGGCCATAAGACCGAGAAGAGCATATTTGACGCGGTGCAACGCTTAAAGGCGGCTGGCTACGTTAGGCAGCTTCGGCCAAAGGACTACCAAGAAACGGCATCGGGCTGGAAAACCAACCGCTATCAAGTCCTGTGGCTGGGCGACGAGGCGAAGCCCAGCCGCGAGGATATAGCCAGCGCTGACCGCATTAGATTGGCGACTGACCCGGCACCTATAGATGAAGTAAAGGGGGGTTTGGGGGGTGAGAAGCAATCTCTCACACACGCGATTTCCCTTGCTTCGGCCTATGCGACCGCCGTTGAGCGCACAACCGGCCAGTTTAAACGTGCCGATCAAGAACTAGGCGCGGCTAACCGATTGGCAAATAAGGGCTTTTCGGCGCAGCAAGTACAGCAAGCGACCCAAGAAGTCGCCCGTGCCGCCTTGGCAAGACGGGCCGGTGTCCCGGCGCTGGCCGACGTCGAGCGACATCTAATGGTTGAGGATCCCCCCTCATAAAAACCGCAGAAGTCCGCGCATTTGTCATAATATATATTATGCGACACCCTCTATTGGTGTATTCAGGGCCGTAGGAATGCCCGGCTTGGTTTAAACAGGGTACCCCTTGCCCCCACCCCCCTCGCTACTATCGAGGGGGGTGTCGCTTAAAATTTTCCTGCAAATCTGGATTTTCGACATTTACCGGCGTTGCGTTTTTTAGGTGACAGTGACACGCCAGATATACGATAGTGTGTAACTCAGACAGGAGGGTTTCATGAAACAGGTAGAGTGCCCGGCTTGTGCCGGTGAGGGTGTGCTTAGGCTGGACCGCAGCGTTCGCAGCTTTTCGCACGGCGGCTATATTCAGGAGGAGATCGTTGGCTGCGCGTCTTGCGACGGGTTTGGTGTTATGGAGGTAGAGGAAGATGACGACGCTTAATGCAAAAAAGGGGGCCATGTTGCGCGTCCTGTCGCTCGGCGCTGGCGTTCAGTCAACCACGATGGCGCTGATGGCGGCTCACGGTGAGTTTGAGCATATGCCGGACTGCGCGATCTTTGCCGATACCCAGTCAGAGCCGAAGGCGGTTTACGACCACTTGAACTGGCTGATGTCGGACAACGTGCTGCCGTTCCCGGTCCATATCGTTACTCGGGGAAACCTTGGTGAGCAGGTTTTGGCGAACGTCGCGGGTAAACAAATCACCGGGAAGCGCGACACAATCCCCGCCTTTACGACAGGCAGGGACGGCGGGGCTGCGCCCCTTGCGCGCCATTGCACCAACGATTTCAAAATCACCCCGATTGAGAAAAAGGTCCGCGAACTTGTGGGCATCCCGAAGGGCCACAGGCACAAAGGTTTGCCTATCGTTGAACAGTGGATCGGGATTAGCACTGACGAAGCGGCGCGAATGAAGCCCAACCCCAAACGGTGGGCGGAAAACAGATGGCCGCTGATTGAAAAGCGCATGAGCAGGAACGATTGCCTGCGTTGGGTAGAACGCAACGGTTATCCCGCGCCCCCTAAATCTGCTTGCACGTTCTGCCCCTACCACAACAACGCAATGTGGCGACACATGAAAGACAATGACCCGGTTTCTTGGCGAGAGGCTGTTGATTTTGATGCGGGCATTCGCCCTGGGTTTCAGGGTGGCAATAACGAGGTGTTTCTGCACCGTTCCCTCAAACCTCTATCCGAGGTTGACCTGACGACCGTCGAAGACGAAGGCCAAATCAACATGTTCAACGAGGAATGCGAAGGGATGTGCGGGGTATGAGTCTACGAGAAACGCTTAGATCGCCACGCTCTAGCGTGGACAAGGGCGGGGCGAGCGACAAGCATACGCGAGCCTTTGCGTTATGGGAGACTAGTAGCTTTGGGATGGGCTTGCGCCCGGACAGGCAATGCCAGTGGCGCGAAGGCTGTGGCGAGCGGGCCATCCGTGGTAGCTACTGTGAGTTGCATGGCGGGCTTATTTATTCAGGGAAGGCAGGGCGAGACGATGAACAGGACTGAATGCCTTGAGGCTGCGGCTGGCGCGGTTGCCGACCGGGAGGGCAAGTATGGGACGCCGTTGGAGAACCACACCCGCACGGCTGCCATGTGGAGCGTGATCCTTGGTGTTGAGGTGACGGCGGCACAGGTGTGCATGTGCAACGCAGCGCAGAAGCTATCTCGGCTGTGCTGCGATCCGGCGCACATGGATAGCTGGGTGGATGTGGCGGGCTTTGCTGCCAACGGCGCGGAGGTTGTTGGTGGAAAGTAAACCGCTAACGGTTCGGCAGGCTCGCGCGGCTCTTGCTTCGCAGGATGAGGACCGCAAGCAGGCGGTCGTGCAGGAACTTGAGGCTTTGGCCTCCAGCGAAATAACGGATGTGTTGTCCTGGGACGAAATGGGTCAGGTGCAAATTCGTGCATCTAATGAGTTAAGCCCGAGAGCGCGGCGTACCATTAAGAAGGTCAAGGTTACGCAGACGCAGGATGGCGCTAACATTGAGGTCGAGATGCACGACAAGCTGACGGCGCTTCGCTTGCTGGCGAAGCACCGTGGTCTGCTTGAGCCGAATAGCGATGAGATGCGACCCAGCATGATCGGGATTAACGTGACTGGCCCCAAGACGACGACTTACGAAGTCAAGGATGACGAGGATGAGGATGATTCCTGACTTGGTGCTTTTTGCGGTAGCCGCAGCGGCGCTATACGAGATTTTTTTTCTGTGAGGAAGCCATGACAAATAACTGGAAGTATTTTGAGGAAAACCTTGAGCGTTCGGTAAAGGTCGCTCAACAGATCAGTGACTACTGGCGTGAGCGCGGTTATGACGTTGGCGCTTACGTTGACCAAAACGGGCGGATTATCACGAACCTGTGTAACGGCCTGCCCAAGGGTGCGCGTAGTTCTGTGGTGGGGCGGTCCCGTGGTTGACTTGGATGTCATCGAGGGCGGCAGCCCGCCTTTTATCAGGTACTACGACAATCACGTTACCTGTGATTTTTGTGGCCAGCAGACGCGCGGACGACTGTACGAATATAGCGTGGATGTCGTCTGTGGCTCTTGTGGCGAGGCAATCGTTACGGGTAGAACGCCGGATGACGTTGCCTAGTGGCTAGATCGGAACGAGCCAAGGACCGCAGTCCCAGAAGGCGCAGGACGCGGGATGCGTCGGCGCTGACAGGGCTGAATCTTGACTTTAGTGAAAGCCCGACAGTCTGGCGCTTTCTGAACGACGACAGCTTTGTGCGCGGTCTGATGGGGCCGGTTGGGTCAGGCAAGACGTATGCCTGCCTAGCTGAAGTCATGCTGCGGGCCGTCAAACAGCCGCCCTCTCCGATTGACAATGTGCGCCATTCACGATTTGCGGTAATTCGTAACAGTTACCCGGAACTGCGGACCACGACGCTCAAGACTTGGCAGGAGATATTTCCCGAGAATGTCTGGGGTTCGATGCGTTGGTCGCCGCCGATTACCCACCATATCAAGCTGCCCCCGCGCGGAGAAACGCCCGGTGT